TGGACCTTTGGATTTGGCAGCAGCTGTCGTTGACGGACTTTGCGAGTCCGGACGGCTGAATCAGAATGAAGCAATGGTGCTTCGGCTCCTCACGGGGCCTTAGCGTTTGCATTATCCTGATGGTACCCAGGTGACCTCTTCGAGGGGTCTTCTCATGGGTCTGCCAACAAGTTGGGCTATCCTCTCACTCATCCACCTTTGGTGGTGCGATGAGGCTCGAATCGCTTCCGGCTGGTCCAAGAAGGACTTCGCTGCCCACATAATGGGAGACGACGCCCTTCTGGCAACAGACGGCAACGGCGCACTAAGGTACAAAGACCTAGTAAGAATGTGCGGCGGCAGTCCCTCAGCTGGTAAGCATTTCGAATCTATAGCCAGGGGCCAAGGTGCAAAAGTCAGGGCAGTCTTCCTTGAAAGACTATACGAGTTTAAGGTGGAGAACTCAGTTCTTACCGCCGGTAATCTTGTACCGGTGATGCCTGTTAAGGGTGTCACTGGGACCACACTTCCTCGCGAATTCCGAGGGGAATTGCCCATCAAATGTCGTTCGAAAGGCATCATTTAACTGATAGTCCTCGATGCGCTCGCGCAGAGAGGTGGCTTATAAGGCCCCATTTCTAATTACATTCATTATTGCGTTCCTTGGCTTGAGAGCTACTGTGTGAAGGCGTTGCGGTTAACTCCTGGACATCCTCTGTCACTTGCTGGTTATCGGTTCGCGAAGCGGACTCCCTAAGGCGACACACTCGCTCGTTTGGCCCTTGCGGCTGGCGGAGGTTTCACCTCTGCAGTTAAGCAGTCGGTTGATCCCTGGGCCCAAGACGCTGCAAAAGCGGCGGACCGGTACGATAAAACATTGCAATTGACGAGGTAGGTACATCCCATCGGTTTCCATCCTCCACTTCTTCCCAATTAAGAGGGTCCCCTTCTGCTGTGTTAGCAGAGGCTGAGGACCGGGTTCAAAGTGGTCACTAAACGTGACTTCGAGTAATGGAAACGGATGACTGTTATGAGATCTTACCTCCGCCGCGGGAGAGAGACGCCTCAAGTGAGGTCGTACGCTCTCTCGGCCAGCACGTTCGTGCGGGAGGCTAATCGCCTCCGGCTCCGCGGGGTAAAGGCAGATTTCATTCCAGCGCTGGATGCTCCAGCAGTTAGACCTCTCATGGCATGGAAACCGCTTGTCAGGGCGGCACCCCCAAGATATGTGTAACTTCTTTAGTAGTAGCTCAATCATGCCTCGGTTAACCACCCACTCATGGACCACGCATAGG